CAAATCAAAACTCTCATGTTACAGACTATCAGGCAATGCTAGAGAAAAACATTCTCAAATTAAATCATAAATCTTTTCACCAAATTGTAGTTTTAGGGTCTTCGAGTTTTATACCTTTTATGCAGTTATCCTCACAACAACGTAGAGGTGTAATCGAAGACCTACTCGATATTAATATGTTTTCTATAATGAATCAATTGTTAAAAGAAAAGATATCAATCTTAAGAGAAAAGATTACACAAAACGAAAATGATATTAATCTAGTTGATTCAAAAATAAATGCACAGAAAAAATATCTAAGAGATATAGCAAGTGTAAATGCACAGTTTAGAAAAGAAAAAGAAGACATGATTGTTTCTACTCAAGAAGACATTAGAGTACTGAATGATAAAAATATAGAATTAACTAAACAAGTTGATATGTCATTACAACCTGCAATAGACATGCAAAGTTCTGTAATAAAAGTAAAAGAGAGGTTTGAAGAAACTGTCGCAAATATAAATGCACAATTTAAAGTTGTTAAGAAAGAACATAAATTCTTTTCTGAAAACGATGAATGTCCTACATGTAGTCAAGAAATAGACTTGAAATTAAAACGAGAAAAAATAAAGACAACTAAAAAAAGACTAGACGATTTAAAAGTAGGTTTAGATAAATCAGATACAGAAAGAGAAAACTATAAAAAATCAATACAACTATTTCAAGATACGATTGATGATTGTGCAAAATATAATTCAGAGATATCTGGTAATAATAAAACTATTGATAAATTAAATAAAGTAATTGATTCATTAAGAAATGAAATAGATTCTAAAATAGAATCAAGTGGCGATTTATCAGATGCGAATGCAGACCTAGAAGAATATAGAAAAGAGAAAGAAAAGCATCAAGACGAAAAATATAAATTGAATGAACAGTTTTCTTATCATCAAGTAAGTGGTGAACTGTTAAGAGATACTGGTATCAAATCAAAAATAATAAAACAATATTTACCTGTAATAAATAAATTGACTAATCAATATTTACAGACACTAGATTTCTTTGTTCACTTTGACTTAGACGAAAGTTTCGTAGAGACTATTCGTTCTCGTCACCGTGATGCTTTTACTTATGATTCTTTTTCAGAAGGTGAAAAACAAAGAATTGACCTGTCATTATTATTTACTTGGCGACAAATCGCTAAGATGAAAAATAGTGTAGCAACCAATCTTCTGGTACTTGATGAAACATTTGATTCATCTTTAGATATGGAAGGGGTTGACAATTTAATGAAAATACTGTATACTTTGCAGGAAGATACAAAAGTATTTGTAATATCCCATAAGGGAGAACTTGAGGATTCAATCTTTGATAGAAAGATTGAGTTTATCAAAGATAAGAACTTTAGTAAAATTAGATAGGAGTATATCATGGAACTAAGTGACCAAACGATAGGTGTATTAAGAAATTATGCAACTATCAACCCGAACATCGTTGTCGAATCGGGTAATCAAATAAAGACTATTTCTGTAGCAAGAAATGTTCTTTCATCGGCAACAATTCAAGAGTCATTCCCACAAGGGTTTGGCATATATGATTTAGGTGAATTTCTAAACGTCTTAGATTTAGTAGATGGTGCGAATCTTTCATTTGAATCTGATTATGTAACTATCGGTGACAAGACTGGTCGTTCTGCAGTAAAGTATTACTATAGCGACCCAGATATGTTAACTTCATCTGGTAAAGACGTTGTTATGCCAGAAGCAGAAGTTAATTTTACACTAGATAGTGATACACTTGCAAGAGTTCGTAAGGCCGCTGGTGTTTTAGGGCATAGTGAATTGTCTATCTCTAATACTCAGGGCGCAGTAAGATTATCAATTGCTGATATATCAAATGCAACTTCGAACTTGTTTAGCATAGATGTTGAAGGTACTTACCCTGAAGGTGTAAACTTCAACTTTATAATGAATGTGAATAATTTAAAAGTTATTGATGAAGACTTTCATGTAGCAATCTCTTCAAAATTAATTTCACAATTCACAAGTACTCAGAGTGACATAGAATATTTTATTGCACTTGAGAAATCTTCAACATACGGAGCATAAAATGGCAAAACCAGTACCTGAAAAGAAAGAAGAAGACCACTCGCAAATATACGAAGTATCAAATAGAGTTGCACGTTCAACAGTAGCAGTCATTGATACAGTAGTACAAAGAGGTGGTTTCAAAGGAGAAGAGTTGACAACTATAGGTCAACTTAGAGACCAAGCAACTCAGATTATACAATTGTGCGAACAATTTCAATCTAAGCAAGGTCTTGACAAGTCTAGTTAGACCTGTTATAATACTCTTTTTTAATTTCGAGAGTTGTAAGCACATTGCTAGGTGTCACAGTAATATTATACACAACGCTTTCTTACAACTCTCACCTTTGAACTTTATATTATGAATGATGATTTCTTATGGGTCGAGAAGTATCGACCAAAAACTGTCGAACAGACAATACTTCAAAAACAACTAAAAGATACATTTACTAAGATTGTTGAATCTGGTGAAATACCAAATATGTTATTCACTGGTACTGCAGGTCTTGGTAAGACAACTGTAGCAAAAGCAATATGCGAACAACTTCAACTTGATTACATTGTTATCAATGGGTCAGAAGAAGGTAACATAGATACACTTCGTGGTAAGATAAAACAGTTTGCATCTTCTATCTCATTACAGGGTGGTTACAAAGTAGTCATACTAGATGAAGCAGACTATTTGAATCCACAATCAACTCAACCAGCACTTCGTGGTTTCATCGAAGAGTTTTCTCAGAACTGTAGATTTATTCTCACATGTAATTTTAAGAATCGTGTGATTGAACCACTACATTCAAGATGTGGTGTTTATGAGTTTAATACTGATAAGAAAACTATGGCACAATTGTGTATGCAATTTATGAAACGTCTTGAAGATATTCTTACTCAAGAAAATATTAAATACAATAAAGATGTAATTGCAGAACTTATTAGTAAACATGCACCAGATTGGCGTAGAGTTTTAAATGAGTGTCAACGTAACTCTATTGGTGGCACAATTGATGCAGAAGTTTTAATAAGACAAGATGACAGTTTCAATGATTTATATCCTGCCTTGAAAGCAAAAGATTTCAAACGTATGCGAACATGGGTTGTAAACAATATTGATATTGACCCAGTGGCAATTATTCGTGGTGTCTATGATACTATGCACGAGAATGTCAAACCAGAAAGTATACCACAACTTGTAATTATACTTGCTGATTATCAATACAAAAATTCTTTTGTTGCTGACCATGAACTAAATATGGTAGCATGTTTGACAGAGATTATGGCAAATGTTGAGTTTAAGTAAACTTGAAATAACACACAAAGACTTGATTATAAATCATATTCAAGAAAATGGCCATCGTGACCAAACAAGAACAAACATAAATATCACTAGAATACTTGGTGGTAAAATATGGCAACCAGTATATGATTCGGAAAATTACAATAAAGAAATACCACTTTCTTGGACTATAACGACAAATGAAATTGAAAATCATGTTAAAATGAAAGTTATAAAAATGTGGGCAACTGAGTATTCTGGTGGTCAAGGTTGTAAGTTTCATACTCATAGAAATGAACGTGCTGATATGACTGCAGTATATTATTTAAAAGTTGGCGATGAATCAGGCAGTTTAGTTTTTCCAGATGAAGGTATAACAATAGAACCTAGAGAGAATTATTTTGTATTATTTGATACTAATTTAGTTCATGGCGTTGAACCATCATTAGATGGTAGAATATGTTTATCAATGAATTTTAAAAATAATGAATCCATTTAAATATTTAAACGAAATCAACTATGGTAAAAGAAATATCATGGTAGATGAAGAGACAGAAAAAGCATATGCACCTTTTATAATTAATAGGTCATTGTCTTACTTTCCTGATACTGTCGCACTTGCTAACGAAATGAATAGATATGGCCACTTAGAATCACGTCTACAATTCGCATTTCTTATAAATACTATTAGAAAGAGAAAACGATTTAGTAAATGGATTAAACCAGAAATCGAAAATGATGTTGAAGTGGTGAAAGAATACTATGGATATAGCAATGAAAAAGCAAGACAAGTTATTCAACTACTTACACCTCAACAATTAGATGTATTAAGAAAGAAGGTGAGTAAAGGTGGAAGAAAATAATATAGTAACGTGGTCACCTGCAGATATGTTAGAAGTAACAATTGCAGAACCAGATGACTTTTTAAAAGTAAGAGAAACATTAACACGTATCGGTGTTGCATCAAGAAAAGAAAACAAATTATTTCAATCGTGTCATATATTACATAAACAAGGTAGATACTTTATAGTACACTTTAAAGAGTTGTTTATGCTAGACGGAAAGAAATCTAATTTAGAGCAATCAGATTTAGAACGTAGAAATACTATAGCAACATTGCTAAGTGATTGGGGATTAATTCAAATACAAAATACAGAACAAGTAAAAGAATGTAGTTCTCTAAAACAAATTAAAATAATACCTTTTAAAGAAAAGAATGAATGGGAACTTTGCCCAAAATATAACATCGGCAATACAAAATAATCGTGTTTTCGAAACAAGTATTGACCCTAAACTAATCAATCAAAACTGGACTACAATCGTTAACATGATTGATAGTCACCCTAACGATTTAGTTAAAAGAGAACCTAATAAAAATAGAATCATGTTAAATGATTTACATCAAAGACAATCTGTTAAACCTATTGTAAAAACAATTATTTCTTTATTGCAAGACATTTGTCCAAACAAAACAATTACAAATATTGCATTTATGGGTTTTGGTAAACATGAAAGTTATCCATTACACAGAGATAATATGGACGTTTTATTACTACAAGTAAAAGGTCGTATCAAGTTAGCAGTAGAAGAAATAGATAAAGTTATGATGCCAGGCGATATTGTTTACATACCTAGAGGTACTGACCACGAAATAACGCCATTACAATCTCGTGTAACTTATTCTTTTGGAATTGAAGGTTAACAGATGCCTGCTTGTTTTGAAGTACGAACTATCTTTACACCTCTACGAATCAATTCATTACGAATCTTTTGTTTCTTTTTATTTGGCGTAGAATCATTATTAAGTGCTGAAAACAATTCATTCTGAGGCACTTGTTTAAGATAATAATGTTTTACACTTATTTTTTTAGTTGCTCTATCAACAATTTTTTCTGTAGGTTTAAACTTTGCTGGCATTTTTTTACTCTAGGGGTTGAAATTTAGAAATTCATACACATATATATAATAGTAGTATGTGCGAATGGTTCGGCATACACATAAACTTGCTTAATATTAGGAGTTAATATGACACAAATAGAAGCATTTGGTCAATTCAGACCATTCTCGGTGGGATTCGATTCTATCTTTGATACTTTACAAAGAGTATCGGTTCCTCAATCAAACTATCCTCCATATAACATCGTCAAGAAAGGCGAAAGTTATTTTGTTGAACTTGCAGTCGCAGGTTTTCAAAAGAAGGATATCAACATCGAAGTAGAAGATTCTTCACTTAAGATATCTGTTATCGCTAAGTCAGAAGACAAATTTGCTGAAATAATACACAAAGGTATTTCAACAAAAGACTTTG